AAGTTGGACGATTCTCACGGAATTGAGACACTAAAAGGAAATCTTCTGGCTTTTGATAATTTACTCCATCTTTACGTCTACGATCCTCTGCTACTGATGACCAAACAAGATCTCCGACAATTTTAGTACACAAACCTATAACAGCATTATTAGCCCATGGTGTGTATGTTGTGTCTATGCCATTTTTTTGAGAAACAATTGTTCTGTCAATTACGCGAAATGTAAAACCATAACGAGCTTTAGTCATCGCGTTTATTTCCTCTGTTGTTGGCATTGGAACATCAGATCCTACAAACTTAGCTGAATAAGCAATCAATTGACGCGCTTGATTAGTATTCGAAATATCATACAAATCTGATTCAGTCAACAACCATTCAAAGATTTTTTTGCCTTTTGTTTTAGCTTTATCTT